AACTTCTGTCTATTAAACCAACCATACCCAAGACCCCCAAGACCTGCTAAAAAAGCAGTAAAGGAAATGATAGATAGAGTGTTGATGACTTTTTGCATTAGCTATTCCAGCCAGAGTCAGTCTTAATATACACATCATCTACTTCTGTCCATGTACTAGCTCCAGTTTTTAAATAAATATTGGAGGCTTGCGACCAAGTAGACGCACCAGTTTTTATGTAAATAATATTTGTTGGATCAACTGGGGCTGCACCTGCGGATGTACAAATAACAGGTAAAGACCACTCGACTACATCTAACGAATAGCTATTGACTGCTGCTTTTGCGTCAACAAAAACTGAAGGTAGACTCCAATCTATATAATCTAAACTTTCAACATTGGACTTACTCGGAAGTGCCATTTCTTACCTCCAAAGGTGCATAAGCCTCTTCAATGGCTTTATCCATTGTTGCTTTTCTTTCGTCTTCAATTCTTTCTTTTTCTAACTCCTCGTCTACAACCGCATCTATCTCAGCTTGAGTTGAATTGTTAGGCATTTTTAATTTCTTGTTGTAAGTATCACTTACTTTAACTGTGTAATACTTAAGACCTCTTGCAGCATCAGTTGTAGAAAGAATTTCGTAAGTCATAGTTATGCTTGAGTAGCACTAAAGGTATCGTAAAAAGAATCACCAGTTCCGGCACGATACGCTCCAAGTGTGATTTCTAAAACTCCTGCTGCTGTAGGAGTACAGCTTGCAGAGATTTGTTGCCAAGTATCAGCCGCCGCAGTTATATATGCCGAAACGTCACTTGTAACCCCAATCAAACCATTCTTCTTTATATGAATACCCGGAAAAACATTTGTAGATGATCGTCTCACATAAATGGAAACTGTTAGTTGGCTTCCTCCATTAACAGCAACTTTCCCAAGTGAAAATTCTTGAGGTGTTGTACTCGTAGTACCTAAACCAGAATCCAATTCTTGCTTCCAAGCTGTACCGCTACCCGGTTGCGTTGTAGATGTTTCAGCATAGACAGTATGGTTTTTATAGAAAGATCTTAAATCGCCTGATGTTTGGTCATAATCGGAAGCCCATACATAACCATTAGAAAGCCCACCTGTACCTATTTCTGTGCCAGTCATATTCATTGCCAAATTATGTAACTTCATATAAGAGTTAGATTGAGGTCTTATTTCTTTTGCAACTTGCCCTCCTAAAACAACTACAGGCTGATTAGGATTGGAATTAGTATTCCAAATGCTATAACCACCTCCCGTTCCCATCATTTTATCCGTATCAGTCAAAATAGTATGTTGTAAATTATTTATCGTTATTCCAGAAGCTAACTTCATGGCATAAGTACCACCCTCGATATAAACATTGTTCATGACAATATTCCCTCCAACATCTGAATGAACGACTAAAGAACCATCATTTGAACCACTATTAAGTTGCTGCATACATCCTCCGTAATAATTCTCTATTTCCATATCATTTATGGAAGTTATTCTCAAACCTTGTGCTGACAAACCTCTCATATCAATTGTATGGAAATGTAAGAACTCAGGAACCCAATGATTTATATAAACTCCATAGCCTCCACCATTCCGCAAGGCTCGACCTTTTAAAACAAAATCAGCTTTATTTGCTCCAGAGGCAATCCCTATTTGTTGAAGAGAAATGCCTCTGTTATTTTGACCACCGTATGAGAAGTTTATCTTTAATTTATTGAATTTAGTACTATAAAGATCAGCACCACTTTGGTCGCAACAAATAACATCAATATCTGTCATCTCAACATAATTCGACGTTCCAGTATTGTAATTTCCATTACTAAAAACACCCGTATAAAATCTGACAGCACCTAATTTAGAGAATTGAATATAACTGCAATTATTCATATAAATAAATTCTTCCTGACCGCATTTCATGTCAACAAAAGTACTCCCAGTTTGATTGCTCATTGCACTGGTATCCCACCCTCCTGATACAACAATAGGATTTCCACTTGCTCCGCTATTGGAACTAAAATATAATATTCCATTACTAAATTGAGATCCCCATGTCTCTCTAATGGCTCCAAATATTAAGGGCTGTCTAACATATATAGTCGCAGAATTACTATTAACAGAAGTGTAATAACCTACTCCTGAGTAATAAGTATAAGCAGGTGTACCTCTGTTTTTATTGGTCTTTTCTAAAACAATTATATCGTTTCTTATATAACCAACTGAGTGCCAAAAAGGATCAGCAGTTGTATTTAATCCGACTAAAGAATTATAAGTTAGACAATCATTAGACGAAGCACTTTTTGAAACAATTAAACTATTGATATTAAATACCATTTGACTGGTATGTGTATTCGTAACATATATAGCGATTGAATTAATACTTGAACCTAAAGCAGCTCCCGTATTTTCCGTGTTATGCCACCATAAATTATTATTGTAGCTTGTATTGTTATAGTTGAATTTTTGAACAGCCTCATCAACAATCGTATCTCCACTATTATCACTACATAAACAAACTTTTATATTGCCATTTACATTGGCATTAGCCGAATCTTGATTGATAATTATAGAAATCTGTTGATAGGCAGAGAGATCTAGTGTTGAGTCAAGTTGAACATGAGCAACTTTCCCTGCACTGGTATTTGCATTGATCGTAAAACGGTCAGAGATTGGAGGATATAAACAATCTGCACCGCTACTACTCCAATTACTTGTAGGAGTTGTCTGTTGTGCGTAAGTGCAATCACTTGTTGTAGTCCAAGTTGGTCTTACGTTATTTGTATAGTCAACATCATTTCCACCCATCAACATCTTGGTGACGTTACTGGTATTTAACTTGTAGCAACCTCCAGAAATAATGCTGTAATCAGCCCCCGATATACTTCCTTGGCTTGTAGAGGCAGCAACATAGCCATCTAATTTAAAATAATTATCATCTACTTTCGTACATTGCCAAATCCCATTAATTCTATGAGTAGATAAAGCAGTCTCATTCTGAATATAAATAAAATCGCCTGTCGCTATCCTGTGACTCCAAGCGTAAAAAACACTAGCACCTGCCGTTGTACTCCACGTTTGAACACTATTAATATCTTTCATGTAGTACGAACCATCAGCCCACTTATCGTTAACAACACCCGTACCTAGAGACGTAGGGTCTGGACTTTTCTTGATTCTTACCTCATCACCTGCGGCAATATTACTTAGAATTGTTGAATTGGTGCTATTAGTTCCTACTGCACGATTAGCAAAACTGGAGCCTGTTCCATCTCCAGCTTCGCCTTCGGGATCAACGTAAAAAACAGTCATAAAAAATTAGAATTTCACCCAAAGATCACCTACACTGCCGTCCGAATTTCCGGGGGCAGATGATGAAGCATGGATTTTCCTTAAACCCGCAGTAGCAACAGCAGGACTAGCAGCCGCAACTGTTCCTGTAACAGCTAAGTTTGTACCATCAAATGTCATATTGCTACTACCCCCAAACGATCCAGAGTTGTTGTATTGAACCTGTGTATTAGAACCGCCCGGACTGGTAGATCCACCTCCTCCAGAATTTGCATCTACATACGCTTTTATTGACTGCTGCGTGGCAAGTTGTGTTGCACTGTTGCTTGCCATATTGTCTTCATCTAATATTGCCGAACCTGAAACACCTGTATTTAAGACAGGAGATGTCAACGTTTTATTAGTAAGTGTTTGAGTTGCTACTGTGCCTACAATTTCTTGATCTGCTCCTGCGGGCAAAGTTAAAGCATTAGTTACAGAAGCACTATGAGGTTGAGCCTTTACTGTTTGTCCGTGTGAATTACTTTCACAATTAAAAACCAGTGTGCCCGGATTTGTATTGCCTTTTAATACTGTTTTACCTGTACCATCTGGAGCTAGTTCAATGTCTGCATTTGATGTCGTAACAATATCTTGACCATTAACATCAAGTGCCCCACCTAACTGAGGTGAAGTATCTTCAGAAACATTTTGTAGACCTCCTCCTATCTCTTTAATAGTGCTGCTATCTCTTATATATAATTTCTTTGCAGAAGTATCAACAGCAACCTCACCATCAACAATATTGCTGGTGGTAGGTGTGCTTGTTCCTCGCTTTAGCTTAATTACATTTGACATAAATCAGAAAGTACCTCCATCTATTTCCATATCTGGTATTCCTAGACTGGTACGTGCTGTTGCTCCTGTTTCTAAGACAAAATTAGAACCATTACCAACAATAAAACCACCATCAGTTACAGCTAAGCCAGCTACATCTGCTAACTGTGCGTCATAAGCCTGAATATCTGTACCGACAACTAAAGAAAGCGCAGTTCTAACACCTGCTGCTGTTGTCGCTCCTGTCCCACCATCAGAAAGTCCGAGTGTTCCAGTAATGCTGGAAGCTGAGAGATCAATCGCTATCTCTCCTGATTCAATAACAACGCCGCCGTTTGCCTTCAAATCAGCCGATATTGTATTGCCTGATTTTTCAATACCATTTCCCGCCTGTATCTGTCCCGCACCTGAGAACTGGGCATAAGTAAGAGCATCAGATCCCACTACATCACTTGATTTATTATTAGTACAAGTCCAACCGCTATCTGCGTTAGTTGTACCCGCTTCAACGAAACAGAAACTAGAAGCTACACCTGCACCCGCCGCGTAATCATCGGCTCTTGTTGGTGCGCCGCTTGCTGCAACAACGTAAATCCCATTTTCCGTCCCGGTTGACTGGTCTTTAAGCAATATTCGATCATTTGTTGCAAGGGTTACTCCATCAACTGTTTGCCCATTAGCAAAAGCAGAAGCAAGTGTACCGTTGGAAGTAGTAGCAACTCTTACTGAGGCTTTTACATCAAGTCCCTGCGAATTATTATCGACATATTGTTTTGAGGCTGCATCAGTTGAAGCGACCGGACTAGCTAGGTTTGTAATCTTCTGACTATTCAGAGATACAGAGGCAGACGGGGCAGTTAGCTGATCAAGTCTATTTGTCCTTACCTGTGTATCAAAATCACTAACTTTTGATGCCGTTAAAGTTGGTATATCTCCGACTGCAAGAGCGCGATATGTAGCTGCACCTGCACTGCCATCTGGTGCGGCAAGTACATAATTAGCTGTTTGACTTGTTGTCTTATCAAAGAACGCTCCATCTCCACCAACAGCTTCAATAGATGTTGCGGAACCTCCCGCACCCCCAGTACCTGTTCCGTAATAAAGAATATTTGAGCCTTCAGCGTATGCTAATTCAGCATTTGCAAGACTTGAAGGTGCTGAAGATCCAGTTGATCTTTTGATCCGAATTGTGTTAGCCATTAAAAGTTACCTCCGTCAGTAAGGGTGAGAATTGTTTGAAGATTGTCAGCCTTAAACTGACCAGCAGACGAGTCGTAGTAAACGACACTTTTATCTACTTTAGCGGAGCTATCTATGTCAAAACCCTCCGCCGCTGGGCCTTGAGGTCCGGCCGTAGATACTGTGACTACGGTTGAATCACCCTCTTTAACGGTGATTACATTTTTATTCGTACTTACATTTACTGCAGTCATGTTCCCGTATATCCCTCCGACATGAAAATTTCTCCTTCGACCCAATATTGTTTAGAACCACCGGGGTCAGTTAGGAGAATATCGTAGTTATAAGCATTAGCTGTAAAAGTCGTCGTCTGGGTATCTGTTACTTTCCAAGTAAATAAACCACCTGTTGTGTTAGTCACAGTAATGGTCACGTCCGCAGCCTTACTGGTACGAGACGCATCCCATACTTGAGAGGCAACAGTATAACCCGTTAAGTCAATCGCAGTTCCGTTATGTTTCAATTCAAAGTCAACAGCATGATCTGATCGTCGCTGAATCCTCATGTTATAAGTTCCCGGTTCGATTGCCATCCCGACTTAACCAAGTTGGGTTTATATTAGCTCACTTCACAAGCCGGTGTCTCCTCTTTTAATTGTGACTCTAACTCTTGTATTGAACCTAACTTTAGCTTGTACTGATCTTCAATAGCCGTCATCTCTAACTTTTTAGTCTCAAAATCTTGCTGAATTGCTTTTAATTCTGCTTTTCTTACGTCGAGGCGACCCTGTAGATCCATTTGAGTTGTTTTAACTTAAATAAGTATATGCTATTTCGCTTCTAATGCCTCGACTTTAACCGCTAACTCTTGCACTGCTTTTGTTAGGACAGAAACAATAGCATCTATTCTTAAGCTTTGAAGTGAATCTTCTTTATCTTTCTCGCCTTCACAGCCACTAGGAATGACCTCGGCTACTTCATGCGCGATAAATCCTTCTCTTGTTACTCCATCAGCTTTGAATAAAGTGCCGTAATCAGCAAAGTCATAGGTAACAGGTCTTAGGTTCTTAACGCGATCAATACCTGATGCAGTCTGACTCTCTACATTTTGCTTTACTCGGTAATCAGATGTTACTGAAATAGTTCCAAGATCAGTGTTATCTATATAAAGTTTCGGAGTAGTATTACTAACCCACGCAATATTAAATAAATTACCTGTGAAACCACCGCCTGCACCTGTTCTTGATGAGAAACCCGTAGCGTTTACAGCGCCATGAGAAGCAGACCTGTTTGACTCAGCTACCGTACCACCAGCACTAACTGAACCATCTCCATCAATAGTCAAACCGCGAATAATTGTATTACCATGACCACCTACATCAATATCAAGACCATTGGAAGTACCTTGTTTTATGCGAACGTCGTAATCTTCAGTTCCAGTTGATCCATCTTTGAAATCAATATACCCAAAAGTAGAAGCATCAATCTCAATCATCGGGGCTTGAATACTGGTAGTTGCCTCATATGTCCAAGCTTTAGTATGACCTCCGATATCTAAGGTATAAATGGGGTTTGTATTATTGATTCCTACAACTCCGCTATTTTTTATGGTTATCCTCTCCGCAGGTGTGTCGCTACCGTCTGGAGTTGTGTAAAAAGCCAGTCTTCCCGGCATATCTGAAGTATCTGCGCCTGTGCCGGGTTCACCGTCAACAAGGGCTGCGATCTTCGCTCCTATTAATAGGTTAGTTCCATCCGAACCCTGAAAGAGAAGTTGTCCTAATTCATCATTCTGCTGAACTGTTGTGGTAGCTCCAACCGCTGTTCCTCTTGTCTTACCAAGTGTAAGTATCGCAGGATTTGTATTATTTTGATTAGTTAGAATAGATAGACTACTTGTTGAGATATCCGTTCCTTCTATCTGTAACTTACTATTTTGAGACTGGTAAAGTGTTCTAGCTGCTGTAGGTCCGAGTAATAATCTTTGCCCTGCGTCAAAACGCCCTGCATCTGAGCCATCAACTTGGAAACGGACTTCTGAGTTACTCGCTGTATTCGTTAAATCAGCACTAATAACAAACTGTCCATCAGTATGAGTTAGCGCACTTAAATAACCCGCATCGTTAGCATCAGAAAAGCGTACCAATTCCCCCGCACCTTTAATTTGTAAAGCAATATCGGGGGCTATACCAATACCTAAACGATTTGCAACTTGGATATAACCTGTCGATAAAGAAGTTAAAGTTGCTGCCCCTGCCGAGGTTAAGGCAACTGTATTTGTACCTCCATAGATACCCGAATCAGTGTCGGAAAAATGAATTGATGGGGCTGCTGCTGTACCTGCTGTTGCTGCTAACACTCCTGTAAGTGTGCCTCCTGACTTCGCCAGATAATTAGTATTACTTGTTGTTCTCTCTGCTGAAGTAACAGCGGCTAAACCTGCGGGAGTAACAGAGCGATCCGTTGCTGTACCGGTTGTTGTCTCTGCGTTAGTCGCATATTCAGATATACCTGCGACTGAATCACTAGCAGCGGGAGTTGTAATAGAGCCTACCCCTGCCATCTTTACGACAGACCCACCACTATCTTTCATGTAGATAGCCGGACTATTCGCATGAGCATTGATCGCTAGTATCCCAACATCCGAAAAATCTGATGCGGAGGGTGCTGAGTTTTCAGTGCTTGAATACTTTAATTGGATGTTTACAGCCATAACTTTTAAAGACCAACCTAACTAGATAAATACAGTCTACTTAAGTTAGTACGTTCCACCTGAAATGAGTGATACGTTAGTCCAATTTCCTCCTGACTGATACTGAATCAAGTTTCCTGTTGCTGCACTTGTAATAGATACATCAGATAACCCATCTAAACTTGTTGCACCACTTCCTCCACCACTACCTGCAAGGTCAACGCGAATCCAAGTATCATCCTTGGAGCATAAAGCCCAGTCACCTACATCAAAACTAGATCCTGAAACAACATTTATAGAAGAACCGGCGGTAACAACTAGGAAGTAAGCACCGACTAATCCAGCATTAGCCGCGTTAATTTGAGAACCAACTGTAAAACCTCCTGAAGTACCAAATTCTGTAAGCGAAACGATTTGACCATTACTTGCATTAACAGTTCCCGAAAACCTCAAGTTGTCGCCTGTTGTACCGCTTAAACCGACGCTATACCAACTGTTACCGTTAAAAATCTTGTACTCTGATGTACTCTCCTGTAACCAGAACACACCCTTTGGCAGGTTGGTTATATCAGGTTGCGCCTCTTGTATAAAGCCAAGACTCTCATCAGCAAGCTTACCCATCTGGATAGAGCTTGATGCGATCTGAGCTGAACCGAATGTTCCTGATACAATCTTCGTAGCATCAAGAGCTGGTATATCTGCCACCGTTAAAGTTGAACCTGCTGTAACTATTCCAGTCGATGAAACTGTAACTTTTGCATGAGTACCAGCAGTAACACCGCTAGTTGATAAGGATAAAACACCTGCCCCGTCTACTTGTAATGGACTGCTGCCCGAAGGTACTGATATAGCACCTATCGCTGTTGCCGTCGCCACAGGTAAATCAGAACTTACTAACGCCGTAGTAGATGTGATTATTCCCTTAGCTGAATATGTAATTCCATTTACTGTCGCGGCGGCAATTGTGTTATTGATTGATATCGCTCCCAAATTATCAACAGCTAAACCACCTGCACTAGGAACAGATACACCACCTACTGCACTAGCTGAACTTAAAGGTAAATCTGCTGCTGCTAAAGCTTGCGTCGCAGTTATTAAACCCTGATTGTCATAGCTTATTCCTGATCTTGTAGAGGCTCCACCCGACACAGCATTAGTAATACCAATAGCTGTACCAACACGACTTAAGCCTCTATCTAATGCTGACGTTGGGATTTTAGCCGCAGTAAGTGTATCATCAGTTATTTTAGAACCACTGATACCACTAGCAACCTTGGCATCCGTGATTGCAGAATCTACGACAGCAGCGGTATCCACAGATGCGTCACCAAGCTCAACACTTGTGACGCTATTTGTCGCTAACTGAGTCGAAGTTATTGTTGAATCTGTTAACTTATCCCCTGTAATACTCCCTGCTAATTTAGCATTTGTTACGGCTAAAGCATTTATTTTACTGGTTAATACGCTGTTACTTTGTAGGGCTGCCGCATCCACACTTAAGTCAGCTAATTCTGAACTTCCAATAGCGTTTGCTGCTATGTTCCCGGCGACAATTACATCACTTCCAATTTTTGCCGATGTCACGGATGCGTCTTGGAGCGCATCAGTATCCACAGACGCATCGGCTAATTCACTAGCCCCCACTGCATTTGCAGCTATAGCAGAACTTCCTACTGCGTCGGCAGCAATCTTCGCTGCTGTTACAGCCGAGTCGGCTAGGGATGCCGTGACCACCTGCGCCGCTGTTAACGGGTAGGTAATCTTATTGGCTGGTATTGAATTGTTGTCTATAAAGGCAACGCCTTGCTGAACAAAATTCTTTGCTGTTATCTTCCGCGTTTCAGTCGCACTTAAATCCGCTACAGGAATTGGGTCAGTCGCATCTAATGAAGTTAGGCTTGGTAACTGAGTAATCTTAAGGTCTGCCAAAGTTGCCCCCTAGTTAAGTCATGGTCAATTATTACCAGTCTAGTCTTCTAACGTGATCTTGTTCCCATCCTCTTGCAATATGTAGTCGCTATCCTCTTGTAGGAGGTAAGAAGGAAGCGTACCGCTTCTTAAAACAACTGGTCCGTTGGTTACAAATTCAATCCGACTTGTAATTAAACCATCAGCCGGGGCAGTTATAGCTACGTTCGTTATGACACAAGAGGATTCATACCAAACATTGTTACTTGAATCAACAGACTCGAAGTAGATAAAAAATCTCCCATCAAAAGAAGAGCCTTGATTTACCCGTAAAAGTAAACGCGCTAGATATTGGGGAAACTCAGGTATATCACTGAACTCACAATTAACACTCTTGTAGTCCCACAAACAATTCAGATCACCTTGACCACTAATTCGACCTTGCTCAAATTGCTTTCTATATTGTTCTCCTAAGATACTTAGATCAATGTTCTCTCTTGTCGTTGTGATGTTGTAGTCCTTTATTTTTGCCAAGCTTCGATAAGCTACGTTCCTTGTTCTTATCTCTACATTTAAAGCAGTAAACGTATCTACGAGAGTTAAAGCAGAACCTAAGTCGCCTGAAAGCGCGTCATTAAACTCGTCATAAAGTTTAATCCCGCCAACCTCGTCTACATAAACATATCGAACCAAGTCAGGGTAATTATGGCCTGAGATTAGTTCAAAGCTGCTTTTATCTACGCTACTAATCTCAATTTGATCGCCTGTGATGATGGAATCTACAGCGTTCTCAACCGAAAACCTTTTCTTTGATGTTGTTACATCGTCAGGTTTTAGTGTGGTCCTTAAAGCACCCTCAAAACTATCTCGTTTAAGTTCTACTAAACCGGTAGAACCAAAATATACAGCCATTAGATAGAAAGGCCAGTGACAGCCCCATTAACTTCAAAACTTACATTCGACGACAAGACAGAACCGACAGAGTTATTCATAGAGAAATTAGTAATCCAAGCATAAAATTCGATATACCTTCCTGAGATAGAACCATCATCAATCTTTAGTTTGAACTTAACTTGTTGGTTATCTGCTGTCTGGGAACGACCTCCTTCGGTTCCGGGTGCTCCTTTAACAATTTCATTAATGAGAGTTGCGGTATCAGTATGTCCGCCCACCGTTTCTTGATAGTAATAGAGGGTACAACTACCACTTGCCGTTCTAAGTCCTGCGATTAATGTTCGATCTGTATCACCTAAAGAGACAGTATCTAATACAGCTTGTGTTGCAGAGAAGCTCCAGTTACTAACTTTAGCTGCCTGAGCATCGTTAATAAATAGTTGTCCGTCCTGCCCTGAATAGAAGTTTGCCATTTCACTTAACCAAGTTGAGTTTTATTCTAATCACCATCAAGACATCCTACAAATTCACAAGAAACTGTACTAACGCCCGGAAATACACTAGAGACTCTTGGAGGACCGCTAAACCTCCATCGAAGCCCTGTTGCTGTCCCGTTTGGTGAACCTTCTTTATAGTATTCCTTTAAAACACTATCCTGCGTTCCGACTAAAGCATCAGAGTCACCAAAGGATACATAATCCCAATCACTATTAATCTCTTCATAGAAAACAATAATTTGTCTAGCCTCTGCGTCTGAGATGTTCTCAAACTTAAGATTCAACTTTGAATTAACTCTCTTATTTCCATAACGTAAAACGGTTTTAGCGCCATTAAGAGCCTCAAAAACAGTCTGAGGGTATTCGCCGGGAGAATAACTACGAGAACTAGCTCTTAAAGATGGAAAAATTCTTGCGTTAGTCATCAGGCTGCCTCCTCAAAGTCATTATCAGTGTAATTTAAAATTTCTAGACTACCGGTTGCTGTTAAGGGTGCATGGACTCCCGCCACTTCAATTAATCCTTCTTCTCCGTAGGAAATTGACTCAACTTTATAAACACGATCTGTTTGTGATGTAACAGCTTTAGTAAAGACACATCCCCTAAAAGGCGCAGCAGCTAGACCATTTTCAATAACAAGCGACCCTTCTCTAATATCTTCTACTTCTCCATTGGCAGTTGGTGGTCTCCAATAAAAAATAGTATCCCCATTATTGATGTCCTTCTGCGCTTGGATCACACCTCCTTCAGTAATAATCCCATTCGAGAAGCGACTGGTATGTGTAACTTCAGAGAAAATTCTGAAGTACTGACCCGGTGCTAAATGCATTGCCGCTTGTGGTGTCGTTGAAAAAGTAAGCCCGTGGTCTACTTCTTTGCGAACTTTTAATGCTTGTTTGAGAAAAGTCTTTGCATGTTCTTCACTGGTGCAAAACGTAGAGAGATCAAATGTTTCTCTAGGTAACTTGTCACCTCCACTATTCTTTAGTCTTAAACCTATTGATTTCTTTTCAGGAAACTTATTACTATTTTCTTTTCTGTATGTAGCTATGGCTTGGAAGGGTTGTCTTTCTTCTGGAGTTAAGAAACTAACTTTCAAATCTTTGATATTTCCATCTGTAAATAAGGCTCTGATATTTGGCTTAGCTGCATAGTCAATCGTGAAATCACTTCTATAAGGTACGGCAGGTAGAAGCGAGAACTTACCTCCATTAATACAGAAGTCTAGTAAGCAATAACCAGCTTGCTCAAAAATAAATTGTCGTAAATTTTGCTTGTCACTAATGACTCCACTCCATGCGAATCCATTAGCACGACAGAATTTAGCGGCTATAATCATGTTCTCTTTATCGACTGATCTAATACCTAACAACTCACCTACACCCCAATCTGTGTTGGTTAATAAGCCATAAGCAATTTCAGCAAAATTATTTGTCGAATCAAATAAACCGGTTGTTGTATTACCGTTGTGATCGATTAATCGTTCAACTTTAACTCCCTTCTTAACGTATGCCGATATTTGACTAAACGTGGTCCATTCCTTAGAACTACTTATGCGAAGACCAACAAGACCTAGATTTTGATAATTAACAATGTCATCGTTATATAGCATTTCATTCACATAAGAAATAACGTGCTCAGGTTCGTTTTGGTTACTATTATTTTCCCCTTCGTACTTTGGTAAGTCTGCAATTGCATCAAAGGGGTTTAAATTCCTGTTTGGGCCAGCATTTCCTTCACCTCCAACAATAAAATTAGATCCTTCAAAAATGATTTGATTATGATCATCGTTACGCGGCCACGGGTCTGTAGCTACCTCCCCGGGGTTTCTTATTCTAATAGCTACCTGTCTAGCGGGAAAAATAGCCTTATTTTCGTCATCTTGATTGAACCTGTTTATAGTAAATTCTTGTCTCGGTAAATTAATTAGTTCTCCATCTTTATAGCCATAGCCGGGATTAATTACAAATATTTGATAAGGAGCATTCCTATTTAGTCTAGAACGCGCATAAACCCTCAGTCTTAATACTAAGCCAACTCCCTCGGTTCCATTGACAATTGAAGGATTCTCAAAATCGAAATCTTTATAATAAGCCCAACCGTTGTAATCATCCCTCCCGTCGTAATCTTCTGAGGTATCAAACCCATGGTCAACCTCACTACCGACTTCATCAATTACACCATTAGATGCCCTTGGTTCAAAAGTTTTTACATTTCCATTTCTCGTAGGATCTGTAGGGTCAGGCGGTCTACCTAAAAACCATTCGTCATTACAAGCCATGTGCATCGTAAGTGGTTCGTTAACACCGTTAAATACGACGTGAACAGGTTGGTTCATGCCAGTTACAGTTACAGAATATCCCGTTAAAGTTTCTCCCCCACCCTTGAAACACCTTAAATGCCAAGGATTAGGCGTTACTCCATTCCATAAAAAATATCGCTTAACTGCATTACCGGGGTAAGGTACAAATCTATAGTCAAATTGACCTAGATCATGATTAATACGAATAAAATTATATTGAGGTTGTGGTGATCTACCTTCTACACAAAAAGGAACACCGCCGTCGATGTACTGCCAATCATGGCTACCTACTTTAATCATTAACCTGAAAAAACTATAACGTCTTAAATATTTATCTAAGCGACCTAATTGAATATTTCCATTGTCTCTCTCGTACTGATTAACAGTACCTTCACCTGATGTATAATCATAAGCACCCGGATGACTATTTACATTAGGAAAACCAGAAACCTTTTTATATACAGTAGATTTAAGTCCTATTTCAGTTATCTTACAGTCTCTATTATTAGAAACATTACCTATAGCTGCTCTTTGTATTGTTAATAAGTCATAGGTGTAATTTTGACCATGCATCCCTGAACTTGGTCCTCTTCCACCTCCCCAACCTTGCCTGAAATCAAGCTTACCGTAGTCAGTAATTCTAAACCAATAATTTTTACTATCACCTATATTCCAAACATCATCGACATTAAATTGGTTACGTTGGTCTTCACATACACCTAAAGCGGTACCTACAAGATATTGTTCTCCTATCTGAATAGAATCATCAATATTCTCTCTAATAGATTCCGTTGCTGCCTTTATATCCTCCGTTCCCCAAGGTTTGTAGTTTTCGTGAACATTATTAAAGAATCCAGTAGACGGGTTGAGTCCATCTATCGCATACCTAACTATTTGAGTGTTATATAAATCAATATCATTTGCGTTCATTCTAACCTCATCCTGCCCCGGATTTTGATTAGACTGAACTGCCGAATAAGTAGGGTAATAAGTCGAAATTTTATATCTTTTACGGGTTATATCATCTTTATTAGAAGCATCGTTCGGCTTAAGAACTAATTCATAAGGTAAGGAGTAAGCCATCGAATTGGGCATCGGTGAATAATTACCAAATTCAACGGTTGTTGATGGATTTCTAACACCTGAAAATAGAAGTCTGTCATCAACTTGAGCATCATTATCAACAGAAAAAACATCTGTCATAGATGCACCGTTACGATCTTTCTGTATCGCTAACTCTGACTCCGTATATTTGTCAGTAGCCACAATGCGGTTCTGTGTTGTTCCTCCGTCCTTGAAATAAACAGCTAATTTCTTTTTTGAATAGTTCTTAAGTAACAAATCCCCAATCGCATATCCAGCAAAGTCGGGTCTACCTCCTAGATGTCCTGCGCTAAGAAGAAATAAGGTCTTTAATTGTTGTTGTGTACCTAAACTTAAAGCTTGTGACCAAACCAATTGTGCATTAACACGTACCCCATTATGAAGATCATTCGCAAAAACTAAGGGTATGGTTGTGCCTAAAATGGCTAGATCTTGAACTGAATCGAAGCCAACTTGAGGGCTATGATTTCTCTTTCCTGTTTTATCTTCTGTTGTTAATGATGGTCCGGGTTTTTGTTCCTTCGGCTTTGGGGTTATTGCATTAACAACAATCCCAACGATGATCGAAACAATTATCTGAGTTAAGATCGCAGTAGGTTCATTCCTTATATCCGGTATATGGTCATAGTGACTTGATCGCTTCTTAGCTTGCAACTCGGTTAAGTTGCAAAACTGCCAATAATCTTCCTTAGTTATACCAAGGACTTCACAAAATTCTGCTTCTGCGGGTAATAACTGTCTACTACCTGAAGGTCTTCGATGGGACTCCATCTTGCCCCCGAGTCTTCGCAAATGCTCAGCCATCCTTCTGCCCAATAAACTGCAAGACCATAACCCGCTTTAGATTTGCATAGACCCACTGTACCTAGTCTAAGTGTCTTTGTTCTTATCCCCCAAAGTTCTAGCTGTTCTCTAAATATCGAATAATCTTTTTGCTTTAAACGTCGATACCATTGTCTAGTCGGTTCTGGGCTTTTAATTCCGTAATACTTTAAGACTGTCCTAGATAAAGAGACACAATCTAATGCACCATGTTTTTCAGGATCAGCACCTAACCGGTAAGGTAAACCAATTAACTGATGTGGTTTCAACGGTTCTGAATGTTAGCAGTAGTAGGTAATGCACCGACTAAACTCTGTGTTAACACTCGACTGGGAGTTGATAAACCTACCGCATCTATCGCAGAACTTAATAAGACCTCAATCGTTTCAGGGTCATAACCAAAGGAAGCAACTAACCAATTGTCTCTTGTCAAAATCCTCTGGACTTGAGTAAAACCGGTATTCATCAAACATACGCTGACCTCTACATGCCACTTGTTTAAGACCGCTTCGTGAGCGAAGTTCATCGTCAACGTGTTATTAGCAAAGATCAACTGAGCCTCTAAATTATTGCCTCCCTTATCTTTTGTCGCACCGTTATAGATAAAAGGTAAATAATGATAGTCCGGTCCACCTTCTTCACGTTGTATATGGTTTTCTCCCTGAGCAATAAAATTACCGTTATCATCCATCATTGGATTCATATTTGATCGGAAGCTATTTTGATAACGGCCTAAAGGTGTGACCTGAGAGTTAGCATCAATCGCTGTAAACTCTATGAATGTTGTTAATGGAGTAATGGTCATAATCCAATCCTCGCTCTGTGGCTACGAGAGTTTTTAAGGTTATTGAAGACTTTTGCTTCACCTGCTCTAGCTCCACGCTTCGCTGCTGAATTAATAATTTCAGGAACAGCAGAACGAGGAACATAGTCATCACCATTGAAGTTAAGAGTAGGACCGGTATAACTAACCACAATCTCTGAACCTGAAACACCGCCCGATTCTGCGGCTGAACTACCCGGAATAACAGCTTTACCTCTTACTCCTGCTTGATACCTAGACATACTTTCACTCATCTTGTGTTCAGGTATTACGTATTCACCCGAAGCTTCTCCGATTAAGGCGTTGGTAGGACGGTCAACAAATCCTCCAGTAGCCATTCTAAAGTCTAAGCCGGGTACGGCAGATGGGCCGGGTCCGTAACCCATGTCTGGTGCATTAGCGTTAAACCCGCTTCCTCCTCCTCCGCCACCCAAATTTGGCGTAATAATGCTTGCTACAAACTTTATAAATCCGGCCTTAGCCTGTGCTGCAATAGTCTCAGCCACCATGTCTAAGTAAGCGTCAGCGATACGGTTGAACATATCGACAAAAGCATCACCAACTGATTTGGTTCCCTTAATCACGTCCTTGAATGAATCTTGGAAACTATCACCCGCTGCATCAACTAATGTCGTTAGCTGATACATAGGATCTTTTAGTGTCTTGAGACGCTCTTCCAAAGCATCTAGCCAATCTTTAAAGACTGTCGAAGCTTCATCGGCGGCTTTAGTTGCTTTTTCTATCTTCCTAATTAAGTCATCTATTTCTTGAATGTCTTTTCTATCCGAGAACTGTAATTTTATCTCCGCTAGCTCTCTCTGTAGCTCTGCCTCCTCTTCCCCTAATGTAATTCTGTCTTGTTGATACTTGAGATCTATTTCTAACCGCTTTTTGAGTTTCCTCCAATTTTTATCCTCTTCTTCCGCTTGCGCAGCTTTTTGTCGTCTTAAACGCTCATTTATTATCTTTGTTCCATCCAAAATTTCGATCTCTTCTTTTATTTTTTCAGGACTACCATGAATACTCTCCATTATTTTTCCATCAATTCCACCTTTATTAATCCTGTCAAGAACCTTCGTTAACCTATCAATTTCTTTTGCATTAGCCGATTTTGCCATCTCGGTTAAGCCATCAATAATACCTGTTGTGAAGTCCTGCCACTTCGCACCTGCGATACTTAAACCCGGACCCATAGCAGCCTGTAAATTCTCCATCGCCGTTGTTAATCTTTGACCCGCGTTTGCATAACTTTGTGCCATTCTTACGGCAATTTTTTCATTATTTTTAAGTAAATCTTCGCCTAATTTAAAGAAATGTTCGAGCGTAACTTCACCTTGTTCCATCATCTTATCTAATTCTTTCATCTCTATTTTCATAGACGCTGCAAGATCAGCCATAAATCCGGGGATCCGTTCTCCTATCTGGCCTCTCGCCTCTTCTGCTTGTAATTTTCCTTTCGACAGGATTTGAGAACTGGCTAGTAAAACACCCTTAAATTCTTCTAATCCTTTACCACTTGCGAGCGTTCTAGCTAACAATCCTTCCATCAAATTACCAGTTTCATCAACACTGAATCCTGCGGCATCTGCTGATGCTTGAAGTTGGGTAAATCCTTTTAATAATGTTCTCTGAGAAATTCCATATTTCTTAGATAATGTTGTTACTTTTTCAATCGCAGTATTATAACTTTCTTGATCAGGAACTACGCCAGATAAGGCCGTTCTCATACGCTCCATTTCAGAGGCAACGACTGTTGCACTCTTCGCAAATTCAAGAAAAGCCAAAGTTCCCATAATCGCGCCAGCACCTACCGCGCCCATTATTCCTCCAGCAACGGCTTGCCCTCCTGTCTTACCCGCTTGTCCGATTCCCGCACCAAGAGCAAACGGAGCTACACCCGGTATCAACGCCGAAGCTCCCGCCATACCTTTACCCATAGATCCCAAAGCCCCTTTCGCACCTAGACCTTTAAAACCTGTTTGTATCTGTTGTAAAAATCCCCCTTGCACAGGTTTAGCCGCTGTAACTTTGAAGGCTTGTAATTCTTTATCTGCCTTATCAATTAACTTGGCCGCTTCAATCAGATCGTTATTTAATCCTGTTACTACTGTCTTACCCGACTTACTTGTTCCTCCCTCTATAGCCTTAGTCGTATTAGTTATTTGTCGTCTAACAACAGATAGTTGGTCGGCAGTATTTCTAAAGCTCTGGTTTTCTCTATCGAAACCACGCCCTTTAAGTCTGTTTAAATCTCCGGCTAGTTTCTTTTCTTGTGCAGTTAGATCAACTAATTTCTCTTTATTCTGTCCAAGCTTCATCTGGACATCTTGTTGCTTAACGATGGCCTTACTTAGTGCTTCTTGTAACTTCAACTGTTTAGGGTCTGTTAATACCGCTTTCGTTACCTTCGCTGCTTCTTTCTGATCCTCAAAAATCTTTAGGTTCTTCTGACTTTGATTTAATTGTTTTTCTGCCGAATTAAGTGTCCCTTCTTGTACTTCTTTTAATCCTTTAGCTGTCTTTAGCTGATCCCCTAAAGCATCTTCTTGTTTATACAACTCTGTAACTAGCTTTTGCTGATCCTTTATTTGTTGACGAACTTTTGGGAATATCGGCCCACCCCTACTCTTTAAATCTTCTCTGACTTTTTTCGCACCTAAATACTCATCAAATTTTTGCTTTCTTGCCTTTTCAAGAGTGTCAATAGATTTCTCTGTTTCCTTTAGTACTGCATTTGCGTCATCAAATACTTTTTGATTTTGGTTAAGAGAATTCTGTAGTTCATCAAGTCTTGCATTTCTAGCTGCGCTCTCGATACCTAGACGTTCATTATCCTGTCTCCCTAATCCGCTACCTCTAAAACGTACTGATCTACCTCCTCTACTCCCACCCGAACCGCCAAGCCTACTACTAAAAGCAGTAGCAAGAATAGGCATAGCCGCGCCGGACATACCTCCCCCATCTCTACCACTCGCTGACGTTCGAGCATCGAGGTTGACTGTTCTATTTAATCCACGGATACGGGCTTCGAGTGCGCTGATCGCTGACATTGCAGCGCGGGTATCGACTTTTATTGCGTTACGACGACCAAGACCTTTAAGGGTTTTATTTAAACTGACCGCTGCTGTCTCAATCTTTTTGAAGCGACTTTCGAGAGTACGAAGTTCGCCTTTATTCTTTACATTGATCTGGATATCAGCTGCGTAAATTGCCAACGGTCTAACTCAACTTGGTTATTTCATTACTTTAGCGTCGTCTTGCCTTTTTCATAGCTTCATCTTGCTCTTGATTGATGATTGAAAAATATGCAGACCACGCTAAAAGCTCCTCTAAAGTGATGTTTTGATAAAGCTGTTGCAGGGTCATACCTAATTCCTTCGCGACTCCGAAGGAAAGCATCAAGAAATTATCCTTCCGAAGCTGCTTTTCTAGTTCTTTTCATGTCGGTTGGTGCCTCCTCTTCTTCTGAATCATTGATTACTGCAAGCATGAGTGCTTGGACATCCTGTTCACGACACATGTACTTCAACTCACTGATGTGACTGACGTTAAATAAACGCTCACCCTTATCATCAACTGCTTTATTGACCAGTAGTTGAAGAGCTAGTTCGTTGGTGTCGTCATTCTTTGCTTGGGCTTGGGCTTTTTGTCTCTCTGCCATCGTTAAGGGAGCGCAGTAAAACTCAACAACTTCTCCGTTCGTTAAAACAACAGTCTTTTTAGATGGCTTTAAATTTGCTGCTTTCTTGAGTTTCTCGATCAGATTCAACGCGGCCATAAATAATTACTTAGTTAAGTTAATTATAAGCATAAAAAAGCCTCCCGCAGACATAGGAGGCTTGCGAACATTCCCAAACTTAGTCTAGTTACCCAAAAGATGTGTTGGCTGACCTGAAAGACTGAAGTTTAACGAACCGACAATTACATCCTCTGGAGATACATTCAAACTGAATCCCATGATTGAGATTGGGGCTTCAATGTATAGGCTGTCTGTTGTGGATGGTGTCGCAGTTGTACCAACAGTGTTGATAAATAAACGAACAGAAGCTCCATCTTGATTCCTTCTCATGCTGTTGCCGAGAAGTCTGTTAGCAAGATTGGTTTGATCGTCAGTGAACTGAACTTCCATTGTTCCAGACCCAGAGGCAAAACCCGCTTGCATTGTTCTAAATGAAGCAAGTGAACCTGTGGTGTTAACTGTGCAAGGTAGAACAGTTGTGTCAATCTCCTCGCGAGATAAGTCGAGAGAGAATGATTTCACCTGACAGATCGCAGCAAATTCCGCGTAGTCAATCTTGATGTGATTGACAGCAGTATTGGATGAATCTGCACTACCTGTACCGCCATCACCCGCGAGAGTTATGGCAGTACCACCGGCTGATGCTGATACATCTATTGTTGTTGCTGCTTTAGCGACGACATAATAAGTTGTTCCTGCTGTGAGGTTGGCATCTATATGCCCTGTACCTTGAGCAGTGAACTTAACTGGGTCGTTAACACGAAAATCGTGATCCGAAGGAACTGTTATAGAAGTCCCGGCGGGAAAGTCTGTATAGTCTTTCAGGCAAAATTCGGTAGACGCTGGTTGAAACCAAACGCTTCCATCTGTACCTGTTAAGACTTGCGAAGAGCAAGAAACTGGCAAAAATCTAGCTCTCTAAAAGAGAGTTGAAACTACAGCGGGGGCGTTGCTGTACTCGGGGGCTAGTACTTATTTGGATTCTAACTTAAGTGAGTTGCTTTGAAAGGACAGCTAATGCTTGCCATGTAATGTGGCTGATCTTCTAACGCTGCGAAGTTAGGGCCGTCAATCATACCAACAGTTCCATAACTACCTGTCGATGGATGTGGTTTACAGGTATTTAGATTGTTTAACGCCGTCATTACCGCAGTAATCATCTCTTGCGCTCTAGCTGGCCCCTTATTCTTTTTAGCGAAACACTCAACAATTAAGACCCCACGTATATTCTCCATACTTGGTCCGAGTGTTGGTTCAGTCATACCACTGAAACTTAAACGGACTAAAGCATGTTCTTTTACTGCGTCAGTCTTTTTAACTGGCTGGTTATCTACAAAGCAGTTAACTGTAGGAGTTAAAGCCGCAAGAGCCGAAATGATTGGGGCTTCGTAGATTGCTCGGATGGATTGAAGAGTCATTAGTATTTTTTAAATACATTGGTCATTGCTTCGTCATATCTCTTTTGCATACGACCGCCCCGCACGTAACGGAGATACCAGTCTTTTCTAGCTGTTTTATTAGGTGCATCTCCCTGCTGTCTTCCTGTCGGTGTCGGTAATAAATCCATTGCATAGCCACGGTATCGCGTCATATTCCCAATGGTATAACCCTCTAACTTTTCGTTATTTGGAATCGCTGGTAATAAGGGCTTTACGTTCTTTGGTTTAGGTTTTGCTACAGGAGACCTCTTCGCTCCTTTCATATTGATGGGGTAAGTCGTAATAGTTCTTTGTCCCTTCTTTACTTCCCATGAAGCGGCAAAAATACCATCCCAATAAGGCCCATCTTCGATTAATCCTTCGACAATATTCTCAGCCGCGTCTTTAATACCGTCTTTCAACGCTTCTCTGAAATCGGGGATGAGTTGAGATATTGGCTTCGGCATTACTGTGGCCTCGCAAAACAAGTGTAGAAAATAGGCTTATCTCCTCTTGATGCATCAACTCTCACTATGTTGGCTGTGATGGTATCAGTGTCCTCTGTGTACTCGAATTGATCGGCTGTTGTTATATACGTTGTTCCTAGTTGGGCTGCATCAATCAAGATCTTTACATCCGTTGATTGCAATGTTCCATTTACTTCAGTTGGGGTTACGCGGGTGATGACTGCTTTAACTGCCAACCTTGTCTCAGGGACAATCACTTCACCACTGTCTTGATCGTAGTAAGACCCGACTCTCTCAGATCTTATGAACACCATTGATTGACCCCATTTTGCAATGATGGGACCGGGTATTGGACCAAATACGGTATCGACTTCGCTCACGATCTCACCGCTAACATGATTGTCTGACTACCTACTTTCGCGTAGCAGCGTAGTAAGTCCTTTAACCAAGGAAATAAAACAATGATCTTAGGACCGGTAGATACATTCTTAACTCCGTCATATTCTTCATACTCAACTTCAAGCTCACCTAGACGTTGCTTTGACACATACGTTCCTGTTGTCGTTGATTCGGGTCCATCAATATAAATTGATTGGTTTGAATGAAGCTTGAGGGCTAACTCACAAGTTGCTTCGACTAGCTTATCTGGAATAGTTGTGCAGACAGTGGCATCGCAAGAACCGTCGGCTGCTATCTCCCTCGGCCATTGCAATGCCTGATCATCTGTGCATTTGGTTCCGTACCACTGAAGACTTTCTAAATTCCTAGTGGCTACTTGTAAACAAAGATCCTTCTGAGCATTGGTTAGTGCTGTCCATGCTGCACTGTTAAATGTAGTAGCGAAATACGTGTCAGCGTCGGCTCTTGGAACGTAGCTTGTGGTGGAGGGGAGTGGCATTAGATCGGTACAGCGAAAACTTCAAAACCGGCTTTTTTTAACCGTCGGCGGGTTTTTCTAACTTCGTGGGGTAATACATCAACAACTTTTGGATAGTGAGGCGGTAATTGATGCTCTGGTATTTCCGTTCGAGGCTCTAAATACAGACGAACCACGTTAATCATCTGTACTCCGATAACTATCTCAATCTTAGTGAACTAAATAAAAAGGGGAAGCTTACGAAGGCCGCCCCCTTTATTTTACTTAACTTAGTTGCGTTAGCAATTAAGCCTTGTTTGTACTAAATGGAGTGTTAACTGTTACCTTCACAGCGTCAACCATCTTGCGCTCGCTGTAAGCCAATGTCCAGTTACCTGCTGTAGATAAGTTGGCATTTGTTGGGTTGTCAGCACCGCCGTACTTAGTTCCACCTAGATGGAAACCGTAGTGGTAGTCAAGAGAGATGACATCTTGTTTCGATAAGATGTTCCTGTCGCTTTCAATTTTTAGCTCTTGCTGAACACCTTCGTTCAATGCACCAGCACCAAGAATGTAAACAGGGTACTGGTCAGAACCACCTGCGTTAAGTGTTGGAGCGCATAGGTCATCTTGAATGACGCGAAGGCCATTAAAGAACGCAACTTCGGTCTTTGTTTGACCGATTCCACCGCCACCCCACTGGATTGCTCCAGATGCAGCTAAAGCTGTGGATGAGAATTGCAATGAACCTGCTTGCTGTAGATACGCATATACATCGGAGTGCATTGCGATCACACTTAACTCACTAGATCTTTCGCCAAGTAGGTTTTTAGCCTTGATGACGTTAGAGATAGACAAGTAGTTGGTTTCTGTAGAAGCTGCGTTGCTAGATACGTCTGTTGCGTTACCGGTTACTGCTCCGAAGATACCGTCAAGCTGATTCAGCATTGTTGCTGTTCTTAGCTTGTTGATTGCTTGGGAGATTTGGTTACGGATAGCACCCATTGGGTCAGATCCGGTTCCTAGCCTAGATAAATCGTCTACAGCGTAACTGAAACCCCTATGAATTATAGGCATAATCTGGTCAGTCGCCTCTATTTTTTGAGGCGTTAAGTAACCGGCTCCAGATGTACCCCAGTTGTTCGCTGAAGTGATTCTTTCTTCAGTTGGCGCAATGGGTTTAAAGAAAGGAACTTGAACTTTTACACCACCGGCTTTTGCGTCTAATGCACTGTTGCGAACAAGTGCGCCGGACTGCACAAACTTACAGGCGTTGTAAATGTCTTCCTGCACATAGCCCAGAAATTCTGGACGTGTGACTAGATCTCCGAGGAATGTACCCCCGGTATAATTTTGATATGGGGCAGCCATACTTTTGGTTGCGAGAGTTTACTGTGATTACCCTCGTTGCGCTTCTGCTTTCAGTACTCGCGCTAGTTCAGGATTCTCAGATTCAAGCTTTAACGCTTCCGTTAGATTCCCTAGTTTGTAGGGGTTTTTCATTCCGGGTGCGACGCTTGGCGCGGCTGCGTTTGATCCCATTCCTCGACTTCCACCCGCTGCAAAATGATGTTGCCATTCCTTTGATTGCTTCAAATTAGCGAGATAATCACTAAGACTCTGTTCAACGCCCCCGTTTAACACAGTCGGATTACCTTCGTCACTTTGACGCAATTGAGGTTGGAGCAACGTGTACATTTGCTCTGGGTTTAATGCGTTGGATTGTGAGATCGCTGATAAAGAATTTGATTTGAGACGCTCCTGACTAGCTGATTGGGTCACAGACTCCAACTCAGTTCGTAATTCAGCAGTCTCAGTAAGAAGTCGGTTCTCTAGCGTTTTGCAACGCTCCTTCTCCGCTTCATATAACTCTTTGTAAGCACCTTGGCTTTCAAGGTTTTCACGCACTGCGCTCTGTTGAGTTTCCTGCAACTGTTGAACTTCAGATTGAAGCTTTGCGAGCTGCTTT